AACAGGGGAGACTACAATGCCCGCAGGTACTTCAAGAAGCACGGTACTTACCATACCACATATTCAAGGGATGTATTAAGAGCAGCAGACTATATCAGGACTCACAACACCTGGAAAGAGGGAATCTAGTTCCAGTAATAAGCCTATTAAGGTAAAGGAGTGGTTGTATAACCACTCCTTTTTTATATTAACAAGAAGTACACAATTACTTAGTAAATGGAGGATACATAAGTGAAAAGAGAACCTGTTATAATCAGAACTCCAGTGACTTCTGACTTACTTACTATAGACAGCTTGAATTCTGATAGCAATATGTCGGAACTAATGGGTGAAATTAAGGACTACAACTTAACATCCAACGACAGAAGACTCATGATAGAAGATGCTTTCGTAAGGAGGTTTGCCAGTCTGTGGGCACTAAAGTACAAGACTATAAAAGGTAAGCCTACCACCTTTATCAGTAAGGTCAGCCCATACAAGCACAGACCATGGCAGCAGGCTATCCTTGACGACACACATCCAAACAAGATAGTAGAAAAGTCAAGACAGCTAGGACTGTCAGAAGTAGGAATGACAGAAGTTCTACACTTCCTGATTATGCATGATGCTACTAAGGCTATGTATATATTCCCTAGAAATCAGCAGATGGTAGACTTCAGTAAGTCCAGAATTGCTCCTGTATTCCAAGATTCAGAATACTTTAAGAACCTAATAGATAAAGACATGAATTCTGTGTCTACAAAAAAGATTATAAACAGCTATCTGTTTATGCGTTCAGGTTGGGGAGGAGCTTTAGGTGAAGGTACTGACGTGGACATTCTAGCTATAGATGAATATGATAGAATGAAAGATGTTGTAGAATTGTCTTTCCAAGAAGGGTTAAAGTCATCTAAGTATGGACTTATCAGAAGATGGAGTACACCTACTATTCCAGGCAGAGGCATTAATGCCCTATACCAGAAGTCAGACCAAATGAGGTACTTCCATACTTGCCCTCACTGTGGGCATAAGCAGTATCTTACATTTGACGACAATGTAATACAAATTAACCCTAAAGGAGTTAACCAAGCTACCAACGAGGTTGAAGACGGAACATTTATCATTGGTTGTAAGAAGTGTAAGAAAGAACTAGATAGATGGGCTAAAGGTGAGTGGGTATCTATGTATCCTGACATAAAGGAGATTAGAGGATACCATATCAGTCAGATGGACGCAGTATGGATTTCAGGAGACGATATATACAGGAGAAAGCTCAACTATGCATCTAAGCAGTTATTTTACAACTATGTAATCGGAGAGCCTTATGCTTCCTCTGGTCTACTAATTACAGAAGAAGATGTAAAGGCTTCAATTAGACTTCACAAGGAAGTGCTATCTAGGAATCAGAATTATGTAGGTATCATAGCTGGAATAGACTGGGGTGCTATCAGCTATATGGTTGTGCTAGGACTTAAGGCTAACGGAGCTGTTGACTTGTTAAACATCTATACAGTACAAGACAGTGACACCCAGCCACTTAAGTCTGCGTCATTCTTCGCAGCTATACTAAGAGCCTACCAGCCGAACATTATAGTCTGTGACGCTGGTTATGGACAGGATAGAAATGCTTACCTGTATACCCAGTTTCCGTCTTCACTGTATTCTTGTTATTGGACTACAACGAAAGACCCAATGTCCAGAGTTAGATTTAAAGACCAGTATAATGAGAGTTCTCACGAGATAACTGTAGACAAAACTGTAGCTATACAGAGAGTTTTACACTCAGTTAAAGGTCATCTAATTGGAATGTTTCCTTGGGGTGAAAAGTTACAGATGTTTACTGAACACTGTAAGAATACTAGGATTATGGACGAAGAGTCTGACGGAATTGTATATTCTAAGGCTACTAGAGTTGGTCCAGACCACACAGTCTGTGCTATGGCTTATGCATTGATTGGAGTTACTAAGATAACTAACTACAATATCAAGTTTAATACTGGTACAGAATTCGAGTTTATCTAATCCTGAAATCTAGGATTGAAAAAATTATGTCCAAAAATCATTTTTACGATAGACCACGGTTGCTATCTGCTTTACTTTTCATCTAAACAACTCTCAGCCTAAAAAGCATAAAAATTATTTCTAAAAAACTATTTACTTTTTACCAAATTCTTAGTATAATCTATAATGAAGTTATGGATAGCTAAGGAGGTTAAAGATGACATTACTGAGTACAGAACAACTAAAAGACATCAATAGACACATGCTAAAGTTAGGTGCTCCAGACAAATTTGACGGTGCTGGATATAACAAGGTTGATTATACTAACATGAGCAACATGTTATTTAAGAAATGCTGGTCTGACGAGGATGTGGTTAAGTTTGTTAAGAATGTTCTCAAGTACACCAATACACAACTCAAAGAGTATAAGGCTGACCTTCAGTACACACTGGAGAAGTATGAAGTCCTAGTTAATACAGTTAAAGTTGTAGAGGTTAGTCGGGATTCCGTACTTATCAGGATGCCATACAACAATAAAATCAGTCAGTTTATAAAGAGAGAATCAGACAAAGTAAACATGAGATGGGTTAAGCTGAATGACAACTGGGCTCTCAAGGTCAGATGGGATTACCTTAACACATTAATGACTGAGCTGAGTAAGGAAAACATGATACTCATCGAGGTAGAAGAGGCAATCAAGGAAAAGGATAGTCTTCAGAATACGGAAGAGCCTGCTGCCAGCTTTAAGGTTATAAGAAAAGTAGATAGCATTGATACATTGGAAGCTGAGACACAGTACAATCCAAAGGTGGTGGAAGCATTCCACAAGATTCCACACAGCTACTTCAACAGAAGAAACAACACTTGGGTGTTCTATATTGAGCAGTCAGCACATCTATACAAGGAGCTAAGCAGTATAAACGTAGACCTGACACAGCTCAAGCCGTGGAGTGACTTAGTAGAAAGTTGGAATGTTAATAGTCCCAGTATGATAGACTTAGAAAAATGTAACCTCAAGTTTAAGCCTTATGACTTCCAAGTTGAAGACATATCTAAGCTGTTAAATCTAAAAGTTGGTCTTAATGCCAACTGCATGGGACTGGGTAAGACCTTTCAGTCTGTAGTAATAGGAGAAAGCATTCCTGACAAGAAGCTGGTTATCTGTCCACCTACATTGAGACTTAACTGGAAAAAGGAAATACTCCACGTTAATCCAAAGGCTAATGTCCACATCATATATTCAGACAATGACTTCACGACAGTAGACGGATGGAACATTATTGGCTACAGCAGTCTAACTAAGTTCTTACCTCAGCTAGAGGAAGAGAAGTTCCAAGTACTGTTTATAGATGAGGCTCACTTTATACAGGCAGTCTCCAACTCAGGAGAGCCTAGCAGCAATAGAGCATTCGCAGTCTTAAGACTGGCAGCTACATCTAAGTATGTATACCCAATAACAGGAACACCTAAGTCCAACAGAAATAAAAACCTGTTCAACATCCTTAGAACACTGAGACATCCTTTAGCTAGGGGTGAGTGGTCGTTCTTCAATTACGGAAAGGAGTACTGTGATGGACAGAACTTTGGGTATGGTTGGGACTTTACAGGTAACAGTAATAATGAGAAGCTCAATGAATCCTTAAAGCCATACATGGTTAGACATCTTACCAAGGAAGTTCTTCCTAACCTTAAGAAGCATAGAATTGTCATTCCAGTATCAGTAGACTTGAAAGAATACAATAAGCAGATTGCTGATTATCTTAGTAATAGGGTAAACAAGGATGCAGAAGACCTTATTAAGCTTATGAAGGCTAAAAGAACCTTAGCAAACCAAAAAGCAACAGAGTCCATTGAATTCGCTAAGAACTTAGTAGAACAGAATGAAAAGGTTGTCATTGTTACTTGCTTTACTGATGTAGTAAAAGCTGTAGAAAAGGCATTTAAGAACACCTGCGTTAAGATAGTTGGTGGTATGTCTGATTCTGAAAAGGATAAGGCTATTACAGAATTACAGAATGGAGATGCTCAGGTTATGGTTATGAACATAGTAGCAGGTGGAGTAGGAGTAACACTTACAGCATCTCACAACATGATTATCAACGACTTTGACTGGACACCAGGAAACCTAGCACAGGCTGAAGATAGAATCTGTAGAAGTGGGCAGACTGAAGTATGTAATATACACTATATGTACTCTGACGGTGCTATGATAGACGAGATTTTTGTAAACACCTTAACTAATAAGTTCGAGAACATCAACTCAGTTGTAGACAATGGACTAGGAGACTCCATTGATTACCTTAAGCTAATAAACCAAGCATTAGAAAAGTCTGTGTAGTTTAACACAGACTTTAAATATGTAAAAATGTATTATGTTATGTAATCTAATAATCACTCAAAGGAGTCAATATATTATGAATAAGTACACTTTTAACAACATAACCAAGTATAAGGAGGTAACATATGTATTTACTAAAAATTTGGAACGGCAAGTATGGAAACGGTGCTAAGTTCATCGTTGAGGACAAGTCTACAGGCAAGTATTCTGAGTTCTCACCAGTCAGACCAGCTGACTTGGCTTGGGTGGACAAAGACCTTACCAAGGAAAGCGAGTATAAGAACTGGGAGAGCTTTGAGAATGAGCCCGTGGAAAACTTAAACAATGTAGTAATGTAAGGTGGTAAGTATGGATTTTATAGACAATCATTCTGACTTGAGTACTGTAAACTACTTGTCAAAGCATCTAAGCTCTGAAGTACTAGAGAAGTCACTGAACAAAACAGGGTTAGTAAAAAAGGAGCTGGTAGACAAAAATGG